CAGATGACGAAAAAGGCTCAAAGTCTTTTTGGGAAGATAAAGCAGAACTTTGGAATACTACTCCAGAAGCTGCAAAACAATCAACATGTTCAAATTGTGGTGCATTTGATCAAAAAAAATCTACATTAGCTAAAATTGAAAAAGCTATAGGAGATGATGGTAAAACAGTAGTAAAAAATGCAAATATTGGATTTTGTGAATTCTTTTGGTTTAAATGTGCAGGAGCAAGAAGTTGTGATGCGTGGGTTGGAGGAGGCCCTATAACATGAAGTCAAAAGGATTAGGTGATGATATAAAAAAAATTACATCAGCAACACGATTAGACAAATTGTCTGAGCGAATTGCAAAGATACTAGATGAAGATTGTGGATGTGATAAGCGCCAAGATTGGTTGAATGAAAAAACAAAGAATTGGTCTATTTATAAGGGAAAAAAATGAAAGAATTAGAAGAAGATTGTGGTTGTGGACACGAAGAACGTGAAGGCAAAATGGCAAAATATTCTGCTATAGAATGTGCTGAAGATGCAATGGATATAGCTAATATGATTCAAGAAACTGATGATTTACCAGAATGGTTAGAAGCTAAAATAACATTGGCTTCTGATTACATGAATAAAGTAAAAGATTATATGACTCATTATGTAAGAGGTGCAGAATCTAGACCTATGCATAATAAAGCTACTGATATGACTTTAAAAGGAGTATTGAAAGGCGCGTTGAAAGGCAAATAATGTCAAATTACGAAAAAATAACAGCACATGAATTTGTGCAATGGCTTAAAGGATACTTAGAAGCAGTTGATGCTACTAATATTACATATAAAGAATATGAAAAAATAATGGAAAAATTAGTTTCTGTTAAACCCAAGGAAGATGAATAATGAAATTAATGAGTATTTTAACGGAAGCAAAGCAACAAGACTTTAAACGACTTCCATTGGCATATAAATTGTCTGCATTGAATCCAGTTATTGATACTGCTACAATGGAAGAACATTATAAAAAGCACTTCAAAGGATACACTGATAAATTTAATGCTGCATGTAAAGAGTTTAAATATTCATCAGATAAACATGGATTATTAGAACGAGCTATAGACATATGCAAAAAACATTATAAAAAAGATGCTATTAGAAACAATGGCGGAGGATATATAAATCATTTGTTATATTTTGAAAACATGACTCCTAATTATAAAGCACCAAGTGTAAAGTTAATGGCAATGATTAATGATTCATTTGGTAGTTTCACTGAATTTAAAGAAGAATTTAAACAATCAGGATTAGATCAATTTGGATCTGGTTGGGTTTGGTTGTGTGCTAACAATGGAAAGTTAGATATCAAAAGCACTGCTAATCAAGATAATCCAGCTTTCGAGCCAGGAATGGGTAGAACACCTATATTAGGTATGGACGTTTGGGAACATGCATATTACTTAAAACATCGAAGCAAACGTGGTTCTTATATCAATGATTTCTTTCGTGTTGTTGATTGGAAAGTAGTAGAGGAAAGATTGTGATTAAACTTAAAGACCTATTAACGGAAAAGTCAGTATCTAAACAACAGCAAAAATTCTTTGGTGTAGTTAAAGCTATGAAAAAAGGCGATATACCTAAAAAGGGTGAAGCTGGTAAAGTAGCTAAAAGTATGACAAAGAAAGATGTTGATAAATATGCTTCAACTAAACATAAAAACTTACCAGATATAGTTGATGAGGATTCATTAAATGAAAAAGGTACCCGTTGTTGGAAAGGATATAAAAAGAAGGGCATGAAAACCATGTTCGGAAAGCGTGTTCCTAATTGTGTAAAGCAAGAAGCAAAACTTCCAGATGATGGATTTTCTGAAAAAGATCAAATGATCATGTATGAAGATGAGATTGAAGAAGATTTAAGATCTTGGTTTGGTACGGGTGCAAAAGGTAGTTCATCTGGAGGCGGATGGGATCGTTACAATACCAAAGGAGAAAAAATTGGTAAGTGTGGCGATAGAAAGAAAGGCGAAGGTAAACCAAAATGTCTTTCAAAAAAAGCTGCGGCTAGTATGTCTAAAGAAGAAAGAGGTGCTGCAGTTCGTAAAAAACGAAGAGAAGATCCAAAGAAAAATCGACGTGGTAAAGCTAAAAATGTTTCTAGCACAACAAAAAAAGAATCTGTTTTAGATGAAAAATCAAAAACAAAAAAGCGAGATGCGTGTTACCATAAAGTTAAAGCCAGATACAAAGTATGGCCTAGTGCATATGCATCCGGAGCATTAGTTCAATGCAAAAAAAAGGGTGCAGCTAATTGGGGCAATAAGTCAAAAAAGTAAAATGATTAAATTAAAACACATATTAACTGAAGCTATTATTGGTAATTCAATTAAATGTGATAACTGTGGATGGTCTTGGAAAATAAAAGATGGTGGTGATGATTTATATATATGTCATAAATGCGGCCATGATAATACTCCACAATTAAAAGAAGATCCTAAAAAGGGAACTGGTAAGAAACCAAAAGGGTCTAGTCGTCGTTTATATACAGATGAAAATCCAAACGACACTGTGTCGGTAAAGTTTAAAACTAAACAAGATGTTGTTGACACTTTAAATAAATCTAGTTTTAAAAACAAATCTCATAAACGTCAATCACAAATTATAAATCTTATACATCAAAGATTACGTGCAGCAGTTGATCGTACAAAAGATCCTGAAAAGAAAAAACGTTTACGTTCTGCATTTGAATATATTAAAAAGAAGAAAGCTGCGTCTAAAGAGAAAACTCAAAGAATGAGAAAATCTGAAAGCATTGCGCCTAATCATGATGGTAAAGCAGCACCATATGGATCTGGATATAAAAAGGTAAAAGAAACAATAAGTGGTACTCCAGCTTCGTCAGGATTTGGTAATCCGAGTAGCAACAGATATCGTGCTATAGAAAAACGAGGAGATAAATATTATTATAGACAAGATAATCCATTTTCTCCAGGTATAACACAAGAATTTGGACCGTATAAGACTAAAGCTGCAGCTAAAAGAAAAATGGGGACATTCCCTCCAGGCCTTAATTACAGAGATGTAACAGAAAATTTTGCTGATAAAAAGGTTAAAGGAAAAAGCAGACCAGGTAGAGTTAAACGCTCTGGTGCTAGTTGTAAAGGCTCTGTAAGTAGTTTACGGGCCAAAGCTAAAAAATATGGTGGTGAACGAGGCAAAATGTACCATTGGTGTGCTAATATGAAAGCAGGAAAGAAATGATACGACTTAGTAATATATTAAATGAATCAATTATCGCTACTGGTAGTTTTCTTAAGTTAATGAAACAATTTGAAAACTCAGTAATGTCAGGATGGAACAGTAAAAAGAAATTATGGTATCCACATAAGAGTGTAGAAGGCGGAGCAAAAACTATTGCATATGGCCATAAGATACAATCTGGAGAAGATTTTAGCAAAGGTATTACAGAAAAATATGCAACAAATCTTTTAAAAGACGATATAGATAAAGCAATATATAAAATTAAAAATCTATTGGGTATTGACATTAACTCTTTACCAAGATATGTACAACAAGCATTAGTTAATGCAATGTTTCGTGGGGAATTAATAGTAACACACAACACTGTAAAATTAATGAAACAAAATAAATGGCAAGAAGCTGCTAAAGAATATATCAATCACAATGAATATAAAAAAGGCGATCCTGGTGTTAAAACCAGAATGGGTTGGAATTATGGTAAATTTAAATATTATGCTGACAGTCTTAAGGTATATATAGTTCAAGACGGTGACACGTTATCATCAATTGCATCAAAGCAACCAAAAGGTATAACAATGTTAACTATTGCCAAAGCAAATGGAATAAACATAGATACGCCTATTAAGCCTGGCCAGAAGCTTAAACTTAGATAATATTTGGTTATTTTCAATATATTTACTATTATATTAATATGTATACAGGCAGTTATAAAACAATGAATTACGTAGAACAATTATTTATTCAATCAATTAATCATATGAAAACTGATAATTGGGAATGGCCGAATAGATGGGATAATACACGTAAAAATAAGTTTCTATCAGAATCATTGCAATATGCAGAAGAGTTAGAGTTATATGAACAATGTGCAATTATACGAGATGTCCAAGAAGAAATTAACTAAACGAGGAACGTGGGAATTAATACTCCACAACGATCAAACAATTAGTTTTGATCATGTTATAACATGTTTAGTTGAAATTTGTGGTCACAATGAATATCAAGCAAATCAATGTGCTTTGCTAACACATAATACAAAACGATGTTCAATTGTTGTAGACAAGTATAACATATGTTCTAATATAAAAGATCATTTAATAGAAGCTGGGTTAACAGTTACAATGAAAAAACAACAACGAAATGTTTAAATATTTAAGAAAAATACGAATAGGAATTCTTCATGCCAAGTATCACCGAACACTAAAGAAGGCACAGATTGTAAGAAAACAACAGGATATCGTAAAATTTAAAAAATATATATACCGAGCCGAAGATGTTTGGAAACAAATAGTTATATTAACAAATAAAAATAAACCAATCGATGGGTAAGAAAGCAGCACACTCTGGTGAGTCACCAAAAGACAGATCCGCAAATTTAATGGACAAGTTCATAACAAGAAATGAACGTAGAAATAAACATACCGAACAATTACCAGGTCGACGAAAGGATCCAAATGTTCCATTTCACTTATGGCCACTAAAAGATCAGATTGAACATGTAGAAAATAGAACAGCAACAGATCAATTCAATGATTTATACCCGGTATATTCATATTGGATAGACAAAGTTCAAACTCGTAGTGGAGTTTATTCTAGAACATTTAAAGATTTAACATCTAATTTACAAGTAGAATTACAAGATTTATATAAAACTAAAACGTCAGTACGAGATACTGTAGAATTTTTAAAGAAGCGTAAAGTATATTAATGAGTGAATATAAGTACGTATATGGTCAAGGTCGAACTGCGTTAAATGTCCCTGAAACAGACATTCGCTATGCAATGGAAAACACAAAGTCCAATGCTGCAGCAGCTCGCTTCTTGAAAATATCATTTACTTCATATAAAAAATATGCTAAGATGTATATTGATCGAGACACTGATAAAACATTGTATGAGCTTCATAAAAATCAATTTGGTGTTGGAATACCAAAAGATGTAGTAAAAGCCAATAAAGGAATATATTCTATAGACAATATATTAACAGGTAAACATCCTAAGTATCCTGTATGGAAACTTCGCAATAGACTTTTAGCACTTGCTATTCTTCCAGAGTCATGTAACAGTTGTGGGTATGCAGAACGTCGAATAACCGATGACACTGTACCACTTCGATTAGATCATATTGATGGTGATATAACCAATCATTGCATAGAGAATTTACAGATGCTTTGTATTAATTGTTACTATCAACAAAGTGGTAATCCTTATAATCAAGACAAGGAACGTTATTGGAACTATAATTTACTTGAGTGATATTTATTAGTGTACTATGATGAAGCTCAGTAACATAATAAAAGAACAGTCTACAAAGTTTAACGCTAAAAAAATTGCTAATAAAATTTATTATGCAAAGGGTTATACATATGATAATGAATCTGATGCAATCAATGCAGTAAAGTCTATAAAAAATGAAACTCAATTAGAACAGGTAGAACAACAGCTAATTAAATTAACAGATGGTAGGGGACTTGGAGAATATTTAGTAAGTTTTTTAGATAATTTTAATCAAAATAAAGTTGTATTAGATCATTTAATGAATATATCATCTCCATCATCATATGCATGGACTGTATATCCATATGGCGATAAAGTTTTTAGTGAATATCGATCTGAGTTTGGGAGAGGCGGCGAAAAGTGGACATCACCTGAACTTAAAAAAGAATTAAGTAAAGGACTTAGCTATAAAGATCTAGCTCCTATAAAAATGTTAACAATGATGCCACATGAAATATTGGAGGGATTGGCATTTGCAACTGCATTTATACCAATTATTGGATTGTTAGTAAGTTCTGGATTTATGTTAATAGATTCATATGCATATTATAAACAAGACAATAAGCAGGCTGCAGGACTAGCTGCAATATTCGGATTATTACCAGGTGTTGGTGCTATTGTAAAACGAATACCAATTGTTAAAAAATTAACAGCTAACGTAGCTGCTAAACTAGCTAGGAAAATTGTAAATAAACAACAGTTAACACCTAAAGAGCAGGTAATAATAAATGAATTATTAAAAAACCAAAATATAATCAAAAAAGAATTGGCATTACCATTGTCAGTAATGAAACAATTACATGCTGATAAAGGTATCAATAAATGGTTAAAAACTCTAAGTCCAACAGAGATTGCTACTATTAAATCTAAAGTATTAAACAGAACATATAAATTTGATGATGTATTAGATTTATCAAGAAAATCAATAAATCCAAAATACGCAATAACCCAAGGTATTAAATTTTCAGCTGCCGACCTAGAAATAGCAGATTTATTAGCCAAAGCAGCCAAAAGTAAAGGTTTAATGAAGACAAAATTTGTATCAAAAACACCAAAAAATCAATTAGTAGATGTAACAATGGAAGTCATAGACGTAAAAAAAGACTACCCAGATATGTGGAAACGAGGATATACAAGAGCTTGGGCTACACCTAAACATTACGGATTTCCTGAAAATAAAATAATATTCGATGTTAATTTTGTTAAACAACGTTCAGAAGCCGAAATTGAAAGTATTATTGTTCATGAACTTGCACATATTAAAGATCCCTCATTTGTTAGTCCTAAATTAGCTGCAAGATATAGCCCAAGCGATAAAAATTTACCAGCATATACTAGTTTCAATCTTTCAAAAGATCCAGCTGATGCAGGTAAAACATTCTGGAATACATATTATCTCCATCCATTTGAAGTTAATGCAATTACACCGCAAGTTTTAGGTCATATGGTTAAAACTACAAAACAGAAAGGATATTTAATAGGAAAACAAAAAACATTATCTGCATTAAATCAAATAGAAAATTGGGCTAAAGGAGTAGATACCCAATGGAGCGATGATGCTGCTGATATACTAGGATATGAACGAGCGGATATTAAAATGTTTTTTGACGCGATGTCAAAAAAAGATCCTGCAGGATTAAAAACATTAAGGACGCAAATAGCAAAACAAGTTAACAATTTAAAAACACAAACCAATAAATTAAGTGAGTGGATATCTATTAATAGAGTTAAACGCATAAAATTAAAAAATTTATTATGATATCATTGAGTAAATTAATAGTAGAAGGTCGATATGACAGCTTAGTTACAAGGTTATCAAATAAACTGTTAAATGTAGTTAAAAATAGTTACTCTTCAACACAATCTACAGACGGAAAATTTGCGGGTCATAAAATATATTATACAGAAAATGAAACTGTACCAAATATAGTTGCAGCAGATGATAGCGGCCGAGATTTACAACCCGAGATATATTTTGAAGAAGTAGAAGCATTGGATATTCCATTAGAATTTTTTTTAAGTCTTAAAGTTCAATGGGTAGAAGGTCTAGATGATTATCGTGTAGGAGGAGATGCATTTAATGACTCTGCTAAAGATCCGTCTAAAGTTGATAGTCCACCACTCATAGAAATTAGATTTGAAATTGATCCTGTTGAATATCCGGATATACTTTCAGAAGTTTCTATGAATCTTAAAGATGTTTTGCGACACGAAATAGAACATACAACACAAAGTGGTTGGAATGTTATGCAGGGTAAATATTTGAGATCAGATGCTACTCGTAGAGAGAAAATTGATCGTGGGGAGATTGATAAATATCAATATTTCTTGTTACAAAAAGAACAGCCGGCAATGATACAAGGATTATATACTAGAGCAAAGAAAGAGCGTAAGCCTTTTGCATTAGTAGTTAATACTTATTTAGATATATGGGTTAACAATGGCACCATGACTGCCGAACAAAAAGAAATAATATTAAAGCGTTGGAGAACAATGTTACCTAAACTAGGAATAAGACAGGAATTATAATATGGAAGAAACAACAATTTGCGAAGCTTGTGGATTATCAATGATGAAAGATATACGAGAAGGAGTACTTGGAGAATCATTAACCGAAGCAGAATATAAAGGACGTAAAGTTACATTAAATAAACCAACGCGTGGCGACGTTAAAAAGTTTAAAGTATATGTAAAAAATCCTAAAGGCAATGTAATTAAAGTTAACTTTGGACACGGAGGAACTTCAGCAAAGAAAGCTGGACAAAAAACAATGCGTATACGAAAGAATAATCCTAAAGCCAGAAAGTCTTTCCGAGCTAGACATAAATGCCATCAGAAGAAAGATAAAACAACAGCAGGGTATTGGTCATGCAAAAAATGGTAGAACCAGATGTGTGGGATGATTGGTATCCCGATACATCGTTATAAAAAATAAAAAGTTATGGGATTTCATAAAAGATATATAAGCAAACAAGTAATTATATCAGCATTTAAGGAAAATGGTGCCGAAAGAGTATCAGATCTATATATTAAAAGTGATGCTATAACCACTGAACCAAATAGTCCTATATGTAAATATATTACTAAAATAATGCATTTAGATGAAACTCTTGAATACAAACATCATTTAATAAATGTATATATGATGCAATTATTAGAAGGATTATATCCTTTAAAATAATTTAAATTTTTCTTGGATAGTTGCAATTTTTTAACTATATTATTAGTATAATTATTAAATTAAAGCTATGAAAGAAAAGATTCAAGGAAGTATTAAAGAGTTAGATGGAAATTTAGTTGTCTTTACATTTGATGGTAAACATATTACACATTTGTTTAGACCAGATATGATCAAGAAAGCATATGAAAATGGTCAAGGATTAGAATTTAATGAAGATACTGGAAGAGGTAAACGTATTGAATTATCTAACGTAACTTCAGAAACTACAGTTGATGTCCCAAAGGCAAAAATTAAAGACAATGATCCGGTAATTGCATTTATTAAAAATGCACCATCAATTAAGCCAGCTAACTTAGAAATGTCAGATACTAAATGGAAGTATTTAATTAGATCGGTAGTTCGAGGTAAAAATATAATGATGGTAGGACCTGCAGGTTGTGGTAAAACTCAAGCAGCAAAGTCATTACCAGAAGCAACCAATCAACCATTCTTTTATTTTAATTTGGGTGCTACTCAAGATCCTAGATCAACTCTAATTGGTAATACCCATTTTAAAGATGGTGAGACATTGTTTGATAAGTCTCCGTTTGTTAAGGCACTAGAAACTGAGAATGCAATTATTTTATTAGATGAGTTATCGAGAGCACATCCAGAAGCATGGAATATATTAATGACTGTGTTGGATGAGGAACAAAGATATTTGAGATTAGACGAATCATTTGACTCTCCTGTAATTAATGTAGCTAAAGGGGTTTCATTTATAGCAACGGCTAATATTGGTACGGAATATACTTCTACTAGAGTATTAGATAGAGCTTTGATGGATCGATTTGAAATTATTGAAGTAGATATTTTAAGTTTAGAACAAGAATTATCATTGTTAGGTAACAGATACCAGAATTTGTCTGATGAACTATTACGATCGGTTGCAGATATTGCAGATGTAACTAGAAAAGAATGGAGATCTGAAGAAGGTAAACTATCCACAATGATATCAACTCGTATGACAGTTAGAATGTGTGAATTATTATCAGATGGATTTGATTTAGCAGAAACTACCCAAGTAGCAGTGTTACCATTCTTTGATGCATCAGGAGGATCAGATTCAGAAAGAACCTTTGTAAAGCAAGTTATTCAAAAACATATGGCAACTGAAGACCAAGATATTTTTAATATAGATGAAAATAAATAATCAAGGAAAGTGATTTTTATAGTTTCTTGCTTGAACTATTATCAATTCCTATCAATTTATATGCGAAGAAGAACTATGTCAGCATTTGATTGGAGTCGAAAAGAGCCTTGATTTTTTAAAACCAAAACAAAATAACAATGAAAAAAATATTATTATTAATAATGACAGTTGCATTAGTAGGATGCAAGAAACCAGACACAGCTCCTTTAGAGGAGAATTATACACGTGGATTTGAAGTAAAGAGAGATTTAGACTTTGAAAACGAAGAGAACTATGTAACAAAGCTAGCCCTAACAGGTGTTTGGGAAAGGGTAGCTATTCAATGGGTAGCTGGTACATGGGGAGCTTCTAACTTTTTAGTAGGACCGTATAAAAAGGCAGAGGCATTACCAAATATACAGCGTTGGCATTTTGATGGTACTAGTTTTAAAGTATCTAGAATGAATCCAATTACCGGTGAGTTTAGCTTTTGTAGAAGTGGTACCATGGTTCCGACAAATCAACCAAATACTTTTAAATTAGTAGATAGAATACCAGATAATCAGTTTACACAATGTAAATTTAGAGTCGTACAAAATGATGGTATTAAGATGAAAGTAAAAACAATTATCAAAGACCATAACAATAACTTAAGAGCTAGAGTATGGCTTACAAAACTTTAATAAAACAAAAATAAAATTATGAAAAAAGTATTATTATTATTATTAGTCTTACTTGGACTACAAACACAAGCACAAATAACCACCAATGCAGACACAGTGTGTGCTAGTGCTATAGGCGAACAATACTTTGTTACAAACACACCAGGATCAACTTATCAATGGAATGTTGGAGGAGCTTCAGGCGCCGTATTGCAATCAAATGGTACAAATGCAACTACTATTGATTGGGGTAGTATCTCCGGATTATATTCTGATGCTGTTACAGTAACAGAAACAAGTGCAGGAGGCTGTCCAGGTGAACCAGTAACATTAGATGTTTTTATTCTATCACCTACTGCAAACAATAT